ACACAGTATAAAGTTCTGTGTCTAGAATGTAAATTTAACAAAAACTTAATTAAGTTAGCATACGATTACTAAATAATCACAGAATTGGAGATAGCAAGATGCTCTAAACGTCTTCGTTATTTTTTATTGTAATTGGAGAGAGTCATGCACAACATCATCTCACACAATCAACTAGCCGGTTGGAAACAAAGCGTGGACCATCTAGATAGAACCATTACACACGCTAATCAACAATCTGACGCATTAAACGATTATTACAACTGCCTGATTGAGTGTGATGAGAGACAACACATCTGTAAACGAATTTGCAAAGAAGTCTTAGAGTAAACTGTAGACACAAGGAGAACTGTCACTAAGTGCCCCCCGCTTCGGCGGGGGGTTTAGTATTATAAGGGCATCGACAGGACAAGTATGACCGTTCAGCACGAAATCAAATCTCAACTCGCTAAACTCCTTGCAACTGAAGATCTGATCGTGGAGCACAAGCAAGTTCAAACTGCTTGTTTTAACGTTCACACTCGCGTCCTCACGCTTCCCATGTGGGAACGAGCAAGCAACACCGTCTATGACCTTCTGGTGGGTCATGAGGTGGGACACGCTCTCTTTACTCCAGATGAAGACTGGATTAAACGTAAAAGGATTCCTCCTCAATTTGTGAATGTGGTTGAGGATGCTAGAATCGAAAAGATGATGAAGCGTAAGTATGCTGGACTTGCAAAGACCTTCTACCATGGGTACAAAGAATTACACGAAGAGGATTTCTTCGCTCTATCTGATAGCGACATCGCTGATTTTAATCTTGCTGATCGTGCAAATCTTTACTTTAAGATCGGTAATTTTCTAGACCTTTCCTTCACCGAGGAAGAGAGGGTGATCATTCGTATGATTGACGAATGCGATAACTTTGAGGATGTCCTTATTGCTGCAGAGGCACTCTACAAGTTCTGTAAAAAGAAACAGGATGATGATGTAAAGAAACCTGCTAATCAAACTGAGAATCAGCAACCTGCATCTGAGATTGTTGATGAGGATGCTAAGGAAGAAGTTCAGCATGAGTCTGATGATCAGATTGAAGATTCTCAAGAACCTATTTCTACAGGACAGGATACTCAATCCGACGAGAGGGATGATGATCTGCAGGTTGAGACTGCTGAGTCTCTTAGTAATAATTTGAAGGACCTGATTGACGAGAACTCAAGCGAAACTGTTTATCTGGAAGTTCCTAAGGTCAATCTTGATACCGTGATTGCCAGTAATGCTGATGTGCATGATTACATCAACTGGTGGTGGTCTCGTTATGATGAGTTTGAAACTCCTGTCTTTGAAGATTCTGATCAGGAGTTTGTCAAATTCAAACGTAATGCACAGAAAGAGGTAAACTATCTGGTAAAAGAGTTTGAGTGTCGCAAGGCAGCAGACTCATACGCTCGTGCCTCTACTGCTCGTACCGGTGTACTTGATACATCTAATCTGCATACCTACAAGTTCAACGAAGACCTTTTCAAGAAAGTCACAGTTCTTCCTGACGGTAAGAATCATGGTTTGGTGTTTGTCCTTGATTGGTCTGGGTCCATGTCTCAGGTCATGAAGGATACTTGTAAGCAACTATTCAATCTTGTTTGGTTCTGTAAGAAGGTAAGCATTCCTTTTGAGGTTTATGCGTTCACTAATGAGTGGAACCGTCAGTATGTTGACAAGGAAGGTGAGATTGTATTCCCTAAGAATACACCACACTTTGAAAAGAAAGAGGGTTTGCTTGCGGTTGATCATGACTTCTCTCTGATGAACATTCTTTCCAGTAAAGTTTCTGGTAAAGAACTAGAGAAACAAATGATTAGCATCTGGCGTCTTGCATGTTCTTTTGGTCGCTATATGTTGTATGCGTGGCCAGATCGTCTGTCACTCTCTGGCACTCCTCTGAATGAATCTCTTGTTTGCTTGCATCAGATTCTTCCAAAGTTTCAACGTGAAAACAAACTCCAGAAAGTTCAGTGTATTATTCTGACCGATGGTGAAGCAAATTCTCTAGCACAGTACAAAGAAATCAAGCGTTACTGGGAAAAGGACTCTGAACCATACATCGGTCACAAACGTATCGAACCGTGGAGAACATTTCTTCGTGATCGCAAACTTGGCACCACTTATCGGTTTGGATATTCCTACCATGAGTTTACCGATGTGATGCTGCGTAATCTCAAAGACAAGTTTCCTGAAGTGAACTTTATCGGTATGCGTGTTCTTGCATCTCGTGATGTTGGTAGTTTCATGCGTCTCCACAACAATCCTGCTAGTGATGAATATATTCGTCTTCAAAAAGAGTGGAAGAAAGAGAAGAGTTTCTGTATTAAGAACTCTGGATATGATGCATACTTTGGTTTGTCCTCAAACAACTTGTCTCAAGATTCTGAGTTTGAAGTTGATGATGGTGCTACCAAAGCAAAGATCAAATCCGCATTTGTCAAATCTTTGAAGGTTAAAAAACTAAATAAGAAAGTCCTAGGAGAGTTTATTTCTTTGGTAGCATGAGCGACAAACAGTTACCAGATTGGAGAAAAAAGGCACTTGCTGATCCAGAACTATCTGAGTGGCAAGTGGAAGCTCTTATGAACGGACCTCAGACTTTAGCGCAGGCATGGTTTTTAGGAGCGATGAGAATAAAATATAGTGGACAAAATTAAGACTGTCCAAAGGGGGGTCACATGACCCCCTTTTCCGTATATAATAACTTCAGTTCAAACAAAGCAAATGGGTCTGTCCAAAGAAAGCATCATCGAATGTCTTCGTGAATCTTACGGCGAGTCTGTGACTTCTGCCGAGATCAAGGCATACTGTCAGATGAATGACTTTAACTATCAGACTGTTACTAACAAACTGACTGACTACAAAGTTGGTCGTGGTAAGTGGAACCTGGAAGTAACAAAGGAGACTGTACAGGATCTGGAAGTAACTTATAATTCTCCTGCTGCACTCCCGGCAATCGAACAAAACCTCATTCCTCAGAAAGATGATACCTTCGTCAGCTTTGGTAATTTCAGTGACGTTAAAAAAATTATTAAGTCCGGTCTCTTCTACCCTACGTTTATCACGGGTCTTTCGGGCAACGGTAAAACGTTTTCTGTCGAACAAGCATGTGCCCAACTCGGACGAGAACTCATCCGAGTCAACATCACAGTAGAGACTGATGAGGACGATCTCATCGGTGGTTTTCGTCTCGTCAACGGAGAGACTGTTTGGCACAACGGACCAGTAATTGAATCCCTGCAACGGGGTGCTGTGCTGCTCCTTGACGAGATTGACCTTGCATCTAACAAAATCCTTTGTCTTCAGTCTATCCTTGAAGGTAAGGGTGTCTTCCTGAAGAAGATTGGCAAATGGGTCTCTCCTGCAGAGGGTTTCCAAGTATTTGCAACTGCCAACACCAAAGGCAAAGGTTCTGATGACGGTCGCTTTATCGGCACCAACGTTCTGAACGAAGCATTCCTTGAGCGATTCCCTGTAACCTTTGAGCAGGAGTATCCTACTGCTGCTATCGAACAGAAGATCCTTGGTAAGATTTGCAAGGATGAAGAGTTCTGCAAGCGTCTCTCTGACTGGGCAGACATCATCCGTAAGACCTTCTATGATGGTGGTATTGAGGAGATCATCTCCACTCGCCGTCTGGTTCACATCGTGAAGGCATACAGCATCTTCAACGATAAGGCAAAGGCAATTCAAGTCTGTGTCAATCGTTTCGATGATGAAACCAAGCAAGCATTCCTGGAACTGTACGATAAAGTCGATGCTGACTTCGTGATGCCCGTTGACGAAACCCCTACAGTTTGATATAATTATGGCTAACTCCTGGTCCTTTCTATACGATGAAATGAACATGTCTAATCAAGACTATTGGTATGAAGACGGATTCAGTTTGACTGGTAACCCTGCTCCTGACAGTCCCGATATCATTACATATAGTGGTAATGCATTTGCTGAGACTATGCATATTGGTGCTGCACAACCAGTTCCGATGGATTATCTTTCCCTTGGCGAAGATTCCGTTTCCTTTAACTTAACTATGGAAGAAAAGAACACACAAAGTAAATACAAATATAGTGAGGATAAAATCCTCAAAGAACTGCAAGATTATATTACTGGTACATACAATCAGCATTATTCTGCTGGTGATGATAAAATTCAAACAC